AATCCAACATCTAGGTAGTAACATAGTGGTTGCATGTATTCCATCTTCAAATGGAATCTTAGGAACTACTTTAAAATTAATACCTAATTGATAAGCAACCTCACGTCTAGTTTTACCATTACCAAAGTCAGTAACTTCAATATCGTGTGGTGCGAAATGATCTTTATAAACGTAATCTTTTGTTTTTAACATTTGAACATAGTGCGGCAAACCTTGACCACGTTCTTCGTAGTAATCTATTATATTAATTGCTCTTCCCATTTGTTGAAAGAATATAATTGCTGAGTGATCTGACACACCTAGATCCCACGCAGTAGATACAGGTAGTGATGGATCATAAGGAACTCTTGTTAGCTGCCTAGCATCTTCTATCTTAGCAATAGTATCTCCATAAACAGCACCTTCTATATTTGCAATCCAATCACATTCAAACTCTTGTTCGTATTTTTTTTCACCCATTACTTTTCTTGCCGCAACAAGTTCGGAATCATCTACTATTTTAGTTTGTGATGCCTTAGCTTTATAATGAAACCATTCTTCATCTCCTTGTGCGTGCTGATATAGTTCATAGAAATTGTTATTAGTTCCTTGTGGTGTACCAATAAATACGCACCATCCTTTTCTATCTGATAATGCTGGTCTTATAATTTCTGTAAACAACTTACCTTGTACGTTTGCATACTCATCAATAACGCAACCATCTAAATAGATACCTCGTAATCCATCTGAGTTCTCTGAACCTAACAATGTTATCCTTGCACCATTAGGAAGATCGCATCGTAATTCTGTTTCATTGAATTTAACACCAGGTATTAATGATGTGTACTGTTTCATATAATCCCACGCAATAGATTTGGCTTGTTTAAAGGTGGGTGCTATGTAAGCAAAACGTGGATTATTGTTTGTTGATTTTAAAGCTGACATTAATAAATGATTAATCATACATACTGTTTTGCCAAACCTTCTATGGCAGACTAATACAGACCATCTTTTTTTCATTAGTTTAAAATGAAGTCTTGTTTGCTCTCTTCTTGGTGAATAGGGTATTTTATATTCTGAATTATTAGATTTTATAATTGTTTCGGTAATTGGTGTTAGCATGACTAATGAATTAATTTAGATTTTGCATCGCTTATAATTGCGTTCTCAATATTCAATAACATCATTAACCAAGAACTAAAGATTGCTGAATGTTCTTTATTTTCAAAACCAGTAAACTTAACTGTAATAGAGTTATCTTGATTTATAAATACAACTGCTTTTACATTAGCATTGTAATAATCTTCATCATCTTGGTGCATTAATCTGTTCATATACTATTAGTAGTATTTTAATATTATATTAAGGTTGGTCAGGCAAAGGAAAAGGGGGTGGGTTGTTTCTGGGATATACCCATTATGAGTTAGAGATTTTGTTTGTTGTGTGGCTGGAGGTAAACTGACTATGGCTAAGGGTATCCTAATAAGTCCCATGTATATCAATATAGAAAGTCTGGCGGCTTTTTTGGGTGTACCCCCTCCTTTAATAAGGAATTTTAGCAAAACCTTTAAAAAGTTTATTGCTTTTTTTTAAATGTAATTGGTCGGATGCAATTATAAATAGTTTATTCCTATAACTTTTTATTATCACACTAAACTTTATTATAACTGACGCAATAAATTGTTGCATAAATACAACATCCGATTACATACACACGTTTTGATTGATGCTTAATGTATTATCTAAATCCAACTTTAACACACATATATAATTAATTGATATTTATATTTACTCACACACTCAAAGGTTTTAATTGGTGTAATGTTTTCTTTTAGTCTGTCTTTAGTTTGTATTTAATTCCTTTTATTCAATCTATAGTTAAGCTGTGGATATATTCTTTTCTATTATAATCTTTTCTTTTTGCCTTACCTTTCTTTTAACCGCATAAAATAACACTTTAAAAATAAAACATAATAAATTCAATAACTTAATAATTTAATTAAAAATAATAGTTTACTTATTATTATTCATAGCCTAAAAGGTTATTAACAAAACAATAAAGGAAAAATAATATGAATATGTTTGAAAGAGATCACAAAGCAGCTTTTAAAAATGCTATTGCAAATGGTTTGCATAATCCTAAGAGCTGGATGTATATGTATAGCCAAGACAATAAAGACTTCTTTAAAAATATAGCAATGAGAAATTATATTAGCTTTGAATTCAAAAATTATATTAGTTTTGAATATGAAACTAAGGAGGTTGCATAGATGATTAAAAAAACAATGAGTGAAGCCTCTACAAATTGGAATATATATATTAAGGAATGTATAGAAGTAGCAGCGTCAAGTATTACGCCTTATAAAATAATTCCATATAAAAAAAGTATTGGTATTAAAGAAGCAGTAATTGAAAAACAAAGTAAGGCAGCATAATTTTAACAACTTATTACTCCATATTTTTATGGAGTAATGAGATCTTAAAATAAGATCTATACTATCATTGACACCAATTAGGTTAATCTATAGTATAATTACAAACAATAACTTTGAAAGGGTTATAATATGACAAAAGTTAAAACAGTAGATAAAACAGAACAAGAAAAAATTGAAGCATTAGCCAAACATCTTGATTGCTCTATTGATGAAGCAATTAATAGTATGGATGATTATTTGGTTTATACTGATGATGAAGCTGATGAAGCTGTTTATAATTATATTGATGAAAGCGTTTGCTTTTTTAAATCTGATTTTATTGCAGCTCATGCTGAAGTAGATGAAGAAGTTATTAAAAAACTTCAGGAACTTCACGAAAATAGCAATCAAGCAATCAAATCATTAATAAAAGACTTTGATCATTTTGTAGATGATGCTGTGTTGTGTGATGGAAGAGCTCATTATTTATCAAGTTATGATGGTGAAGAAAATGAAATAAATGTAAATGGTAATACTTATTACGTTTATAGATCTAATTAAATAACAACTGAAAGGGTTATAAAATGATGACAACTAAACAAAAACTAGATGCTTTAATTGATATAGAAATAGAATATTTAAAATCTCTATGCAATTATGACAAAAATGAAGAACTATATCAAATTATTTTAAATCAATTTGGTTATAAAGATTTAAAAGAAGACGATATAAAAAAAGAATATCAAATGAGATTTGATGTTGAGGAGGTTGCATAGATGAAAAAATATATAATAAAAACTTATCCAATAATGGTTAAGGAATATTTAGTTGAAGCTGATAATGAAGAACAGGCATTAGACTTCTTTTATCATGATACAGAAAACAAAGTAAAAGAATATGGAACTTTGGAATATACTGATCATGAAGATGAAATTATGCCAGACGTTGAAGAATTGGAGGTTGCTTAATGTTTAGTAGGGATGATTACAAAGCATTAATTGCAACTACTATCATAATAATACTTGGATACGCTTCAATTTATTTATTGGTGTTCCTTGATGATTATTTTAAACTAACAATATATTAACTAATGAAAGGGTTATAATATGTATATCATAGACTACAAAGAAAAAAAGATAGCTAAGTTTAGTAAAAAAGAATTATCCAACTTTTTAAATTACTCTTATGATAAGAAGAGATTTATATTTGTTGATAATAAACAACACGCAAAGCAAGTTATTAAATACGCTATGAAATTAACTAACTAATAAAAGGGTGAACAATGATTAAATACCAAGTTGAAGAAAACTTTTTATGTGGTGGATGGGAAAACGTAGAAACAGATGGCGATGGTAACAAAGTATATTACAACACCGAACAGGAAGCACAAGATAACATCAATCAATTTGTTAAAGAATGGAATGATGATGTTGATAATGGTAACAATGAACATGGCGATTATTATGATGTTGATAATTTTAGAGTTGTAAAAATAAAGGTAAAATCATGACATCAATACAACAGTTACAAGAGCATATAAAAAGATTGAACGATGAAAAACTATTAAACCAATTTGATCTTTATAATACTTATAGCGTTAAGGATATTAAAGAGGTTATTTATTATCGTTTAATTGAATGCGAATTAGAAAACAGAAGATTACTAACACACAAACTAATGGAGGATGATTTTGAATATGCACAGTAAAAAAAAGATCATATTAAATACTGATGACATTGTAGCCAATAGAAAAACTTTAAGCCTTAAACTAAACGTATGGAAGAAAGTTATCTCCTGTGCTGTACATGAAGAGATGACAATATCTAAGCTAATAAATAAGCTCATAGATAAACACATTGAAGAAAAAAATTACAACGTGGAGGATATGTTTAGTAATAAATTGGAGGTGAAACAAATACTATACAGAGAGAACGAGGCGTTAGCCATTGACTATAAATTTGATAAGCAATTCTAATTATTTGGCTTGCTTTCTAATTCCTTTGTCTTGACTTCCTTTAGTTCTTCAGCTTCAAGATCTAAATATTGCTTCTGAAGTTCAGCACTATCAAGCCATGACACAGTAATGCTTTGTTTAACATTGCTTTCCTGTGGTTTATTGTCTGAGTATAGATCTGTTATCTTTGTTGCTAAAAATTGTATGAACTTTGTCTTCTCCCTAGTCCATGCAATAACATTAGGATCTAATTGCTTACCATTTATATCCTGCATGTAGATCTCTAATAGATGATCAACTAAAGTTTGAACGCCTAACTTTTGAGCCTCTAATATTCTAATCTTTGCTTCCTTGTTTTCTGGCTTTTTTAACCAAAAGTGAAATTTGTATAAGCTGATCGGCAATACTTTTTGATCTGAAAAAATTTCTGTAAGTGTTTTGCCATTTACTAGCAGCTCTTCGACCATATTCAGAGCTGAATTGCTTATTGTCAATTCGTTCTTTGATGTTTCTTTCGTAGTAATCTCTGACATATTCTATCGGTTTATCTTTAAATTGTTTTAAAGTACAGAGCTGTCTGAGCCTAGAGCTATGTGAATAATTTTCTTTTTTAAATCCACCTTTTCCAGCTCTGTTTCTAAAACCAAAGTAATCAGAATTCTGACCACCATGAAAACGACACAGGTATTTCTGAACGCCTTCTTTGGTAAAGCTATTTGTAGGGTAGCCTTTAGCCTGACAATGCTTGCCTGATAACCTTGACATACCCATACAGAATATCTTCTTAGATTTAAATCCTGCCATAATGTACTATCATTTCTTTATTGGTTCGCCTTTCCAATTCAATCCATTTCTTTTATTGAACTCAATCTTCTTACGATAATTAAAACTTCTATTCTTTGCATTCTTTGATACCGCTGCTGTCATGGCTTGCTCTACAATATGCTTTGGCACAGCTCTTTTATCACGCAGCTCTTGCTCTTGGTACTCAATGGCTTGTTGTATGTAATAAGGATGTTTACTATAATAGCTTTGTAATTCTGCCAGAGGTACACTAGCTAGTTCTATTATCTTAGTCTGTTTATCTATATCTTTACTATTAACTATCTTATCTATTTTATTAATATTAATTCCACTATCTATTAATACTGTTTTATTAATACTAGATTTATTAATAGATACCTTATGGATACCACTGAGGTATCTATTAGATACCACCTCGTACCTATTGGATACATCATTAACTAACATTATAGGTGCTAATGTGTATAAATTAGTAGAAGACAGCCGCCTTTTTATTAGAAGTTTAGCATCAATCATTAGTCTAATGCAACGATAGAGTGTCATGCGAGATAAGCCGATCATGTTTTTAATCTTAGAGTAGCGAGGATAACAACTGCCTGTTTTGGGATTAGCAAATCGAAGAAGAACTAAAAGTATCGCCAAGCATTGAGCCTTACGTTCCTCTGCTAAGCCTATATAGCCACTGTGATTGAACAATCCTATTGGTAGCCTAACGTGTTGATTATATTTAGCCATTATATTATGAGCATGTGTGTTGTTCTCTTAGCCAATTTAAATAACCTATGTATTCCGCCTCATTTAATTCAACCATAGATCCTTCTGAAATAGGGTCTATTTCTTCTAAAATGGCATTGATTTTTGACACAACAAAGGTTGGATGAGCCACTCCCTCTATGTTATAATAAACTATATAAGCAGGTATGTTTAATTTAGTACCTACATCAGCAGTTATATAGGCAACTTTGTTATATTTGCCTACATCATAGGTTGATTCTATAATAGCAATACCATTTCTGCACTTTGAACAATATTCGTAAGAATCTAAATCAATCATCCTAAAAAAACTGTCGTCTTGAATATGTCTATGCCATTCATTATACCAATTAAC